AATACCTTCTGCTTGGTGCTGGAGAGGGCAGGGCGTTGATGAATAATCAAAAACCAGCTAATGTCGTAGTTGCAAAGCGCGACTTCGATGTGTTTGCAAAGAGCAAGAAGCCGCAGCGTAGACAGGGTCTATGGGCTAGAATGTAATTTGTGCATTGCCCGTGCTTCTTTTCTATGCTTTTGAATTTATAAATGTCAGGAGATTGTCATGTGTTTTAAGAAGAAGAAAGCTCCAGCGCCTACTCCAACTCCAGCTCCAATAACTCCGGAGCAAGCTGTAGAGCAACAACAGATTGCTGCCGAGGAAGTTAAGCAAGAAGAGATTGCTGCGACCCGCGAGCAAAAGACCGAGGACATTCAAGCGGAAGCTCCGCTGACCGAAGATCAAATTAAACGTGGTCGGCGTGGCGGAACTGGTCGTCGCTCTTTGCTTGTCTCTGGGGCTGGCGGTGCTGGTTATCTTAACCGATTTGGGCCAGCTATATCTCGTCTGTGGGGTTAAAGAATGGATCAAGCTGCAAAGAAGTATCTCAAGCGATACACCAAAGCGAAGGCGTTCCGCGAAAACTGGGTTCCTTTGTTCGAGGAGTGCTATGAGTATGCTCTGCCGCAGCGCGAGTCGTTCTATTACGAGGAGCATGGTCAGCGGCGCGATGACAGAATCTTTGACGAGACTGCCGTTGTTGGCGTTCAAGAGTTTGCGAGCCGCCTTCAGACTGGCCTTGTTCCAAACTTTGCACGTTGGGCCGACCTTATGGCTGGTAGCGAGGTTCCTCCGGAACAGCGTGAAACCATTGACAACGAGCTTGATGAAGTAACTGAATACGTCTTCGAGATTCTCCAGAACTCCAACTTCAGCCAAGAGGTGCATGAGTCGTTTATGGACCTAGCTGTTGGCACTGGTGTGCTTGCCGTTGAAGAGGGTGACGCGATTAATCCCGTCAACTTCTCAGCAATTCCGCTGCCTCATGTGGTTCTTGATGTTGGCCCCGATGACCGCATCGACCATGTGTTCCGCGAGCGGAAGAAGATCAGGTATTCTGATCTGGAAATCCTTTACCCCAAGGGCAAGTTTGACGAGAAGGTAAAGCGTCAGATGAACAGCGAGGGGACCACCACGGTCCTTGAAGTTGTTTGCCGCGACTACTCCGTCAAGAACGAGGAGGCGTATATACACTACGCTATCTGTATGTCCACTGAGACTGTCCTGTATGAGCAGAATATGCGTGGGCTAGGCTCCAACCCGTTTGTCTGCTTCCGCTGGTCTAAGTGTGCTGGCGAAGTCTATGGGCGTGGTCCGCTTCTCAATGCCCTGTCTGCCATTAAGACGACTAACCTGACCATCGAACTCATTCTGGAAAATGCTCAGATGCAAATCTCTGGCATTTACCAGATGGAAGATGATGGGGTCATTAACCCAGACACTATCCAACTCGTTCCGGGGACCATCATTCCCAAGGCTATGGGTAGCTCCGGTTTGCAGCCGATCAATGCCGCTGGTCGCTTCGATGTTGCACAACTGGTCCTCAACGATATGCGACTGAACATCAAGCGGGCGCTTTACAACGATATGCTTGGCGATCCGAACCGGACACCTGCCACGGCCACAGAAGTTGCCGAGCGCATGGCCGACCTTTCTCGCCGCATCGGTTCCGCATTTGGCCGCTTGCAAGCAGAGCTTGTCCAGCCCGTTCTTCAGCGCGTGATCTATATCCTAAAAAAGCAAGGCCGGATTGAAATCCCGACAGTCAATGGCCGCGAAGTCAAGATTCGTTCCGTATCGCCACTTGCCCAAGCCCAAGCCAATCAGGACATCTCAAGCGTTGCTCGCTTCTTGGAACTGGTCGGTGGCGTCTTTGGACCGGAGATGTTGCAGATGCTTATTGATGGCGAGCGCACAGCTATTCACCTTGCTAAGAAGTTTGGTGTGCCTGAGAGCTTGATTCGCGACGAAGAGCAGCGTAAACAAATAGCTGCAATAGCGCAGCAGATGGCGCAGCAACAAATGAGTCAACAGGTTGGAACGCCCCAAGGTTAATATTGGGATCGACGGAATACAGCGAACTAAAGAGCTTGACCGCCAGATCAGCATGATGGTGGCTGAGATATTCAGCACACCAACAGGCAAAGAAGTCCTGAAGTATTTTAGGTCCATGACCATTGAGATGGTCAACGGCCCTAATGTTTCTACGGAAGAACTGCGACACTTGGAGGGGCAGCGATACTTCGTTGCCCTGATTGAACAACGAATTGCCCACGGACACAGGAGCAAGCAATGAGTGAGAGTTTGATGCAAGCAGCGGAGGCCACCGAGGCTCCGGAAACTACAGAGCCGCAGCAGGAAGCTGCGCCTGTATCTGATCGGCCAGAGTGGCTACCAGAGAAATACAAGAGTGGCGAAGACCTAGCCAAAGCCTACAAGGAGCTTGAGTCCAAGCTCGGCGGCAAGGAAGAAGAGCTTCGCAACAAACTCATGGAAGAGTTGCAGGCGGAGGCATTCAAGGATCGTCCCGCCTCGGCTGGCGAGTATCAGCTTCCGGACATCGTTGATGAAGAAGCTGGCGTAGACAGCAAGCTCTTGCAGTGGTGGTCTGAGCATTCCTTTGAGAATGGATACAGTCAGGAAGAGTTTCAGCAAGGCATCCAGATGTATATGGAAGCTATTGGTCAGAGCGGTCCGGACCTTGAGTCAGAGGTTAAGAAACTTGGTGAGAATGCAAGCCAGCGCATTCAGGCCGTTTCTCTGTTTGCCAACAAGTTCTTCCCGAGCGAAGTCATGCCAGCCCTTGAGCGACTTTGTGAGACTAGCGAAGGCATCATCGCCCTTGAGCACATTATGGATTCGATGAAAGATGTAAGCGTTGCCGAATCAGCAAACTCTGCATCTGGTATCAGCGAGCAATCTCTAAGGGAGATGATGAAGGATGAACGATACTGGAAAAACGGTTCTCAAGATCGTGACTACATCCGGCAAATCGATGAAGGTTTCCGCAAAATCTATGCACGAGGTTGAGGTTCTTCGGCGGGGTAAGTGCTATCTTACCCCGTTTACTGTCGCCCATATCGACGAGGTTGCCAGTATTCTATCGAAGGAAAACCTAGAAGAGATTTCCATACTTGGATTTGACAGTCCGCAGGAAGCTCTTCTGGATATGGTTGAATCCTCAGACTGCTATATCGCCCGACTGGACTCGGGCGATATTCTTTTTGTGGGTGGGCTTTGGTATGGAGAGGATGCAGAGCTTCCGCAAATGTTTGCGATGTTCTCTTCTAAGCTGAAGGAAAACTTTACTATGATGGCTCGTGGCTCAAAGATGCTTCTGCATTTCTTTGAGAAGGGCCATGACACACTGACGATGACTATTCTTACCAAACATCAGGCAATGGTTCAGTGGGCTGTATGGCTAGGCTTTGAGCCTGTGGGTGTTTACGAAGACGCAGGACATCAGTATATTGATTTTGTGCGTTGTAATCCAAACTCAAAAAGTGTTTACGATGACACACTACGGCCCGCTATGCACTGAGAGGCCCGCAAGGACACCCTCGCTGAAGTGCCAGAATGGATACCCGTCACAGCTTTAACCTCAACAAAGGACTCTTGAAATGGCTAATACGATTGACCAAGCCTTCATCAAGCAGTTTGAAACCGAGGTTCACCTTGCCTATCAGCGTATGGGTTCCAAAATCCGGAACACTGTCCGCACTAGCAACGTGACGGGTTCGACTGCTCGATTCCAGAAGATCGGCACTGGTGCCGCTTCGACCAAATCGCGTAACGGCAACGTGACTGCGATGGAACTGGCGCACACCTACGCCGAAGTTACCATGGCTGACTACTATGCTGCCGAATACATCGACAAACTGGATGAACTGAAGATCAACATCAACGAGCGTCAGGCCGTTGCTCAGTCGGCTGCTGCTGCCCTTGGCCGCAAAACCGACGAGCTTCTGACCACCGCTATGGACGCTGGTGCTAACGCCACTCAGATCGCTGACATTTCCGGCGCTCTGGACAAGGCTGATCTTCTCACCCTGTTCCAAACCTTTGGCACTGCCGACATTCCGGAAGACGGACAGCGTTACCTCGCCATGTCGCCCGCTGGCTTTGCCGATCTCTTCAACATCACCGAGTTCGCTTCGTCGGATTATGTTGGCCCGCAGAACCTCCCGTTCGCTGGCGGCATGACCATGAAAGAGTTCCTCGGCTTCAAGATTTACTCGACCTCGGCTGTTGCTGGCGGCAAGAACTTTGCCTACCACACCTCGGCTGTTGGCCTCGGCGTGAATGCTGATGTTTCGACTGAGATCAACTACGTTGCGGAAAAGGTTTCGCACCTTGCAACTTCGATGATGTCGATGGGTGCTGTTGTTATTGATAGCAACGGTGTCTACGAAGTCCTCGACAACAACTAATAGGGGCGGGGGGCTTCGGCCCCCCGAACTTACATGACAGCAGCAAACACTCCGATCAAAGTATGCTCCCGCGCATCAATTCTGATGGGCGGTTCTCCCATTACATCCTTCACTGATGGAACTGTAGAGTCGGATGTGTGTGATGCAATGTATGAAGATGTTGCTCGCGCAGCATTGACAAATACTCGCTGGCGCTTTGCAACCAATCAGTCTGTTCTTAACCGACTTGTTTCTGCGCCTACTGGCCGCTTCGATGCAGCGTATCAGCTTCCGGCTGGCATTCTCATGTTGAGCGCAATCACGGTTAATGATTTCCCAATCCAGTATGACACCTATGGAAGCAAGGCATACTGCAACGCGGCATCGACCGACTCTGTAATTGCTGACTACATCTACAGGGCTGACGAGGCTGACTGGCCCGCGTTTTTTACAATCGCCGTTGAGTTTCAGATGGCAGCGGTTCTCGCTGTGGCCGTGGCCCGCGATCAGGGTCTAGCTAATCTGATGGAGCAAAAGGCAAACATCTTGATGATGCAGGCCCGTAGACTTGACTCTCAACAGCAGACTACGCGCAAGCTACATACGTCGAGGTT